TGTGACGATAAATCTTTAGGTAACTCATAAGTGAATGGTTGATTACCACTAGTTAAAACTTCATATACTATAGTTTCTTTTTTTATTTTGCAATTTTTTATTTTCATTATAAACTTCCTTTCAAACACTGCTGAAATAGACGTCTTTTTCAAATAAGCATGATTAATACTTCAATTCTTTAATCCACATATATTTAAAAGTGAGGTAGTAGGTAATAAATATAAGACTTAAAGTTAAGATTGCTTTTTTCATGTTTCATAATTAAAACCTCTGTAAATTTAAGGTTAGTATTATGAAATAATGGATTGGTTTATTCTTTAGTACTAACTTCGTAGTAAATTATATAGTTCGCTAAATTGTATTTATCTACTATATTTTTGGAATAAACAATTTCCTTTTCTTTCTTCAGTAAATTATAAAAATCTACATCATTTTCGTTAGCTGATTCTATTTTGGTGATATCAGATTGTCTAACGATTCTTTTAGATCTGTCAAGGTATATAAATTTCCCTGATTTAGAATTAGTCTTTTTATTCACACCGACGTAAATTGAAAGTAATATACTTTTTCCAAAAACAGCATCGCTGTGATTATGGTTTTCATCTTCTATAACTAAGAATACATGTTTTTTTGTAAAAATTTTTTTGATCATCGTTATTATTCCTTTATTAAATTTATTAAGTCTTCTTCATTTAAAAATTGAATTTTTGCACCATTTCCAACATATTCTCGAGCTTTTCGTTGTTTTGAAACTAGTCCGTTCACATCTTTATATTTATCATCTTGAACACCTTCGACTAAAATATCTGTTTTTGCAGTTACGTCACTTCTGATATAAGCTCCTTTCTTTCTAGTTAATATCATTAAATCTTGTTTTTCAGTGTCAAAATTACCTGTAAAAACAACATTTTTATCTTTTAAAATAGGGATTACACTTTCCACTTCTATTTTATTAATCTCAGATATTTTCATATGAATTTTTTGAAATCCTGAATCGAAAAGTTTAGTTGGAGAGTTAGAATATTTGCTAAATCTAATGTATTGCTTAGGCATATAATGTATTAATTTTAATACACTATAATGCTGATTGTTTTTAGCGAGTGATATCAACATCTTCGATAAAGCTAGCACGTCAAATTTAGCAGAATGTAATTTTTCTTTATCGATATCATATAAGCTACACAAATTTTCTAATTTAAAACTAGAGATTGCGTGGAAGCTTCTAAAGATATTTATACTATCGACATACATGAAGTTTGGAACAGGTAAGTCATAATAATTATTAGTATTTTTTAATACTGAAATATCAAAAAGTGCATTATGAGCAATAATTAAATGTGATTCTTTTAAAAGATAGAGAATTTCTTGGTAAATATCTGGATATTTAGGTGCTTTTAATATGACATCTTCAGGTATTTTATGTATTTTAGCGTTTTTCAAGTTATATCTATTATTAGGAGGATTAATATAAGATGAATAAACTTTTACTATTGATAAATCCTTAATTAAAGATACAGCAACTTCGCAAGGGCTGTTCATATGTTCATTCATAGTTTCAAAGTCTAAGACTGCAATATCATATTTTTTCATTTGCAAGTGCTCCTTTTATAAAATAACTTTTCCAATTAACCTCACACTTTCATTTCTATAAAAGTGTAGATCGTCGTAATCTTTATTTAGTGAAACTAGAGTCAATCTATCATCTTCAACAAAGACTTTCTTAACATACGCTTCTTCTTCAATGATGAATATACCAATTTGTCCATTCTTTATATTGTGAGTTTTCTCCACAAATATGATTTCGCCATCTTTAAACATAGGTTCCATAGAATCACCATTTACTTTTAACGCTAAATCGTGTGTGGGGATAGGTCCTTTAACCATTTCAGTAAATAGCGTTTCATCGTGTAAACGTTCTCCTACACCAGCAGAGACGCAACCATTGACGTTAACTGGAGTTTTCTCCTGTTTATATGAATTAATATCTACAACGTTATCTCCTTTAGAATTCTGTTCTTCCAATTGTTCATTTGCATAGTTAAGTACGTTTTCTTGGCGGGGAGGTGTGAGTTTGTTGTATATGGAAGTGATGTCGTTATCGTCTTTGTATGTAGTATCTATGTCGCTTTTACCAACCTCGAAAACATCAGCTATCCTTTGTATAACGCCGTGAGAGGGGTTGGAACGTAAATTTAAATAATCGCTTAAAGTAGATGGTTTTATGTTAATGAGTTCAGCAAGTTTCTTTTGAGACATATTTGAATCGTTGAGAAATTTTCTAATGTTTTTGGCTATAATAATATTTCTTTCTTTGTTCATATTACTTACCTCCTTTTTTTCTTATTATACGAAATTTTCATATCATAGTAAAGTTTTTTACGAAAAAAACGTATTTAATGTTGACAATACGAAAATTTCGTATTTACGAACGATAAAAAGAAATCAATTATTTTAGCATTTAAAGAAAAACAAACATCTTAATAGGAGGAATAACAAATGAACATTCAAGAAGCAACGAAGCTAGCGATGGAGAAAGGAATAAGTATAAGGAGAGAGAATCAAGATGTGTAGGGGATATTACCAACTAATTTGCAGCGTTATCAATGCCTAGTCGTATCTAGACACTATAAGAAAAAAAGACAAACCGCCGCCGGAAGGTGGCAGCCTAGCGCAGACGATTTAATAGCAGATGATTGGATTTTAGATTATTAATTTTTTCAAATCTCTAATTAAACCCATAAGTGTTTTGTAATCTTTTTTGGATTCTGATTCTGAGTAGGCGATACCTTCTCGAGAAAGAGCCATCTCAAGAAAACCGCCATCTTCAGCAGAAGCAATTACAAAATCTCTATGCTTTAATTCAAGAACTGCATCGATATAGTCTTCAAAATTAAAACCTAAAAAGAAAGCGTTAAATGAGGATTCATCACTACCGAAATAAGATGCAGAATGTTTAGACATACCTTCGTCAATTCTACCAAGGTAAATTGAATAAAGTTGTAAAAGGACAAATTTAGCTTCATCAGTCATAAGTCATTCACCTCCTTAATAGGAGTATAGCAGAAAGGAGCACAAACAATATGCAAGCATTACAAACAAAATCGAACATAGGCGAAATGTTCAACATACAAGAAAAAGAAAATGGAGAAATCGCAATCAGCGGTCGAGAACTTCATCAAGCATTAGAGGTTAAGACTCCATACAAAAAATGGTTTGAAAGAATGAGTGATTACGGATTTGAAGAAAATATCGATTATATAGTCACGGACATTTTTGTCCATAACCCACTAGGAGGTCGTCAGAATCAAACTGACCACGCACTCACACTAGACACTGCAAAAGAGATTGCAATGATTCAACGTAGTGAACCTGGCAAACGTGCAAGACAATACTTCATCCAAGTTGAAAAAGCATGGAATAGCCCAGAAATGATTATGCAACGTGCTTTAAAAATTGCTAACAACACAATCAATCAATTAGAAACAAAGATTGAACGTGATAAACCAAAAATTGTATTTGCAGATGCAGTAGCTACTACTAAGACATCAATTTTAGTTGGAGAGTTAGCAAAGATCATTAAACAAAACGGTATAAACATCGGGCAACGCAGATTGTTTGAGTGGTTACGTCAAAACGGATTCCTTATTAAACGCAAGGGTGTGGATTATAACATGCCTACACAGTATTCAATGGAACGTGAGTTATTCGAAATTAAAGAAACATCAATCACACATTCGGACGGTCACACATCAATTAGTAAGACGCCAAAAGTAACAGGCAAAGGACAACAATACTTTGTTAATAAGTTTTTAGGAGAAAAACAAACATCTTAATAGGAGGAACGAACAATGCAAGCTCAAAACAAAAAAGTCATCTATTACTACTATGACGAAGAATGTAATAGACGACCCGTTAATATTCAATACAACGATGGCTACGACTTAATGATAGACCAGCGTTTTATTGAAATGACGCTTGAAAGACATCCGCATTTAAAAAATAACTTTTATGGATTAATAGATGGAAAAGAATTTAAGTTAGATTAAATTTTTGTGTTAGATAATTAAAAGCTAATTTGCTTAGCAATGTTACGGACATACTAGTGGTTTTGTTTGCGACTTTTTTAACTTCTTTCCAAGTGTGATTGTCTCGGATATTATCTAAAAATTCATGCCCTGACCAAGTTATATCGTTAATTGTATAACCATAAATATGTCCATCTTCCCAACCGAATTTAACACTAACATACTTTGCTTCTTCCAGTTTTAATAATGCATACATTACAGTTTCAAAATCATATTTTCCAAATACAACATTATCTTTGAAATTGTATTCGGTGAGCGGTTCACCAATCTTTTTATTAGTTTCAATTTCTAACAAAAGATGTCTAACACAATCATGATCTAATTTCATACTTATCACTACCTTAGGTTGATAACAACATTATACACGAAAGGAAAGATAGAAATGCCACATATTTTAAACGTAACAGTTCCAATACCTGAAACACACGTGCTTATCACAAAAGATGAATATGAAGAGTTAATAGCTTACTCATTAGACCCTGTATGGAACATGAGCGACTTAAAGAAGAAATTAAAAATTGCATCTGATGAAACAATCAAAGACAGGTTATTATTTCACCCTAGACTCGAAAAAGAGTTAAGAGCACAAGGTATCGTACATTATCCTGATGAGAATTTTAATCGTTGGAGGTTTAACGCAAGAAGGATGCATAAGTTTGTAGATGAACATTTTAATGAGATTTACAAAGGAGGGCACAACAAATGAGTAAAACTTATAAAAGCTACCTAGTAGCAGTACTATGCTTCACAGTCTTAGCGATTGTACTTATGCCGTTTCTATACTTCACTACAGCATGGTCAATTGCAGGATTCGCAAGTATCGCAACATTCATATTCTATAAGGAATACTTTTATGAAGAATAAAAAAACTGCTACTTGCGCCAACAAGTAACAGTAACAAACATTTAAGAAATAAAATTCAAGTTAAATATAAAACGAAAAACGGAGGAAGTCAACCATGACTAAAAATTATAAAGACATGACGCAGGAAGAAATAAAAGACTTATTATCTGAAAAAACGGCAGAATTGTATGAATTAGCGAAAGAAATTAAGGGAGAAAGTAAATTTGATATTTTGCTTTTCTCATCAATAGGAGTTATCGACGGAGATTATTTAGCAGGTTCAAGTTCTGTGATTGGTCATACTTTTGATCTTGCTTACTTATTGGATAGCACTAAGAGTTATAAAGATATTGTCAATGTTCTCCAAATGTGTAAATCACAAAAAATTCTCGGTATAGATGACGACAAGG